TTGAATAAAAGCCGTAATTGGGAGACGATAAAAGATTGCACCGTTTTCCATAATAGCATGCCATAAGATAGCGCGACCTGTAATACAGCTAATACCAAAGATAATGCAGTCTTCAACTTCTCCATGATGTTTTTGTAAGTCATATAAATATTCTCTTTTTATCTGTGCGTATTGTACAGGAATATTTGCATTTAAGTAAGCCATATTTTAACCTCATTTAATTGTACCCCAATTGGGTCCAGATTCATAGTCTACTTTGTTAGGCACCTCTAACTCAACAGCACCTTCCATAATATCTTTTATTTTATTCGCTTCTAAACTATTTTCAACAGATATATCAAGTTCATCATGTACTTGTATATGTGGTGTGATGCCTTCCTTGTACAAGTCAATCATAGCTTTTTTTGTCATGTCAGCTGCTGATCCTTGTATTAATCTATTTAAAGCTTTGTATGTATAAGCCCTCTTGATTCCTGGTCCGTGTTCCGTGAGCGCATCAGCATGAGGCAATGGTTTATGTATACCAAACTGATTAGGTTCCCATAGATGAAACCTACATAGACGTCCTAACAATGTACGGATTTGTCCTCTGTTTTGAGCACGAGAAGATACGTTATCCATAAGTTGTTTTACAAAAGGTACACGTGAATGATACTGTCTAAATAAATTATCAGCTTTGTCTTTAGATACACCAAGCTCTGCTTGTAATTTATTCTTACCCATACCATAGAACAGACCAAGGTTTATAGTCTTGGCCTGTGATCTAGGTATCTCTGCCATGTCTGCTACGATCTGGTGAAAGTCTACATTCGAATCATTGTAGGCATCCAATACATCGTTCACTCCATAGAGACTCTGTAAAGCTGCGTAATGCACAACTAATCTTGGTTCTTGTTGTGAGTAGTCAAAGACTCCCCAAGTACAACCTTCTTCTGGTATAAATAATGATCTAATAGCTGGTCCTAGTTCTTTATTTCTAGCTGGAATCTGTTGTAGATTAGGATTTGAATAACTAAATCTACCAGTAACTGTGCCTCCAGAATCAGATCTTAACTGATTTATTTCAGCATGAATTCTTCCTTTATGTGTATGTTTTATTATGGTATCAATAAATGTTGTATGAGCTTTATTTATTTCACGAGCTCTAGCAATTAATTTTACTGTCGGGTGAGGATGGTTTTGTAAAAAGTTTTTAGTAAATGATGGAGAATTTGTTTTTTCAGTTCGGTCAAATGGTAGGCGCAGTTTTTCAAAGACTTGCGCAATGGAACGTGCAGCCCATATTTGAGTATCTACTCCTGTTTCTATTTTTACTTTTTGTAGGCATTCTTTTTCTTCTGATGATAGTTTGTTTTTTAATTCGTTGGCTGCTTCTAAGTTTACTCGAACACCTAAAAAACGCATATCGACTAGGCAAGGAAAAAGTTCTGTCTCTAAATCAAAAATAGATTGTATATCTTGATGTTGTATTTCTTGTTTCATTCTCTGCCACAAATCTAAAGTTACAACAGCATCTCTTTCAGCATACTCGCCAACATACATCGCTGGCAATTTATACATCTCAGACTTAGCATCTATACCCCAAAGGTTAGCAGTTTCCTTCAATACAGCTTCGCTTTTGCCTTTTCCAACGTAATCTCGACCCATAGAGCCTAAATCGTATCTATACCTGTTCTCGTCTACGAGAGAGCCAGCAATCATGGTATCTACAATAGTACCATTGATTTTAAGGCCAATAGACCTAATCCAGCACACATCATACATAGCATTATGAAATATCTTAATAGCAGGTGTATTTAATACATCTTTAAACCAGTTTAATACTCTTGCCTTATCCATGTTACCACCACCAGCATGAGCGATAGGATAGTATCCAGACCAACCTTCAACTGCCACAGCTATACCAACAATCTCTCCTCTGTTTGTTACAGAGCCAGATCCCATTTGTTTTAACTCTGGGTCTTTTGTTTCTAAGTCAATTGCAATCTCATCATACTTTGATAGATCAGGAAATGTTTCAGGCGGTGTCCATTCTACTTGCGGACTGAACATAGGTTTCTGTATCATTTGTAATCCCTTTCTATAATCATTTCTATAAAGTGTATTGCTTTCAATAAATCTTGTTTCTTTCCCTTATCTCTGTGTCTTATAATATATTTTATAGCACAACCTTCAGGGTATAGCAATTCATTCTCTACTACAAACTTACTAGGTTGAATTTTATATTTTTGATAGTGTGATCCGCCGTGTTGCTTGTCCCATACTTTACTCATAGTTTATATCCTTTGTATTCTTGTTTTGGTGATATTATATGTAGATGTTCCTTGGTCCGTGTTGCACCAACATAGAACAATCTATTCTCATCATCAGCATTTCTTTCATAAGCTTTCATAGTGTTCTCACTTAAATCTGTAAGCAGCACTACGTTTTGTGCTTCACCACCTTTAGCTCCATGAATAGTTGATAATGTTATTCTTGGTCCTTCGTTTAGCTTCTCTCCATTCTTTCTCATTTGACGTAAATAATTTATGTCTCTACTAGGTGCATCATCAAAAGCTTCAAACCAAACAGTGTTAGTTTTTAAACCATAACTTTGTTTTAATGTTTCAAAGTCATGATAGCTTTCTTTCAACATACCTTTTAATTTAGTCTTGTCGCAATTATTAGACATATAACTATATATTCTTTCTATTTGTTTGTATGACATTGGTTGACCTTTACGTAAATTTTCCCAATCAACAGCTGCATTGTGTAATTCTTGTTCTTTAGTTTTTTTAAATCTATTTTTATAGTAATACCCATTACGATATAATGTTTCTTCTAATTCATTTAACATGTATTTAGTTCTAGCTAACACCAACCATTCTCCTGATGACATATCTATTTGTTCAAAGTCATCGTAGTTAGATAATGATCCTTCGTGTACTTTTGGTTTCCATGTTTTATCTATTCTGTTTTTAATTTTATTTATTATATTCATTGCAACATTGTGTACTTTTGCAGGTATTCTGTGTGATTGTGTTAATGGCATCATCAAACCTTTTTGTGCTATAAAAGAATCTACATCTGCACCAGCCCATCTAAATATAGCTTGGTCATCATCACCTGCTATAAAAGAATCTTCTGTTTTATTCCAAATAGTTTTTGCCATATCCCATTGCATAAGAGATAGATCTTGTGCTTCATCTATAAATACAACATCAAACTTTGGTGACTTATCTGATTTTATAAACTCTAATATCATGTCATTAAAATCTATAAGACCATATTCTTTTTTATATCTTTCAATCTCATTAGATATAATACGTAGCTTATCTCTTTCTAAATCTTGATTATGTTCAGCTAAATCAAACTGTTGTTCTGGTGTAATATTTCTAAGTTTTGATAAATTTATTATTCTTAAATACTCACTATCAGATGTAAAAATACCACCATGGTCATCTTCATACTTTGCATAGTTTACTGGAAAACCAAGTTTCTTTCCTAGATCAATATAGTGTCTTCTCTGCATTACGTTATCTTTTTTTAATCCTAGTTTTCTAAATGCTAGTGAGTGTAGTGTTCTAAAATATGGAAGATCATCTTCTGTAAGATTAAATTTTTTTATTGCTCTGTCTCTTGCTTCGTATGCAGCTTTCTGTGTAAATGCAAAGTATCCTACTTTGTCTGGATCTGTTTGTTTTAGATAGTCATCTACTTTATTCAACAACGTAGTTGTTTTTCCTGTTCCTGGTGGTCCTAGTACAATTGTTTTCATATTCCTAAGTGTAAGTATATCCACAATGCAGTAAACATTGTGATTGCCAATAAATCCATTCTAGCAATCAATACGGGTCCTCCTCTTTTAATATTTTCTCGTTGTAAGAATCTTTCTTTTTGTCAAATTCTTTTACCATAAATACAGATATTTTTTCTTTACCTAATCTTTTATCTTCACAACCACATTTTTCTTTTAACATCTGCCCTGTTCTTTGATAGCCTACATCCCATCTACGTCTTATTAAAAACTGATGATAGAATCTATCAAATACAAAGTGATGAGATCCTTCTGCTGTCCATACACCACCTTTTTTAAGATCGTTTTTATCTGTTGATACTTGTCTGTTAAGACAAAATTCTTCTAAATGATTTTGTAATTGATCTTCTGTACGCATACCTTGTGCTGGTTCTGTTACTTCTGCGTTGTTTAATAATAAATTTGTAATAACCACCCAATCTTTTTCTTTCAATGTTGGTGGTCTAAATCTTAATTGTTTCATACATGCTTCTTGAAATAAACTTTGTTGTCGTAAGTATTTAACATTCTCTAAGTATAATCTTTCTCCATCTACGTTTAGGTAGTAGTAAGGGTCCTCCAAGTCTATAACCTGGAGGTCAGTTAGCCCAGGAAACATAATCTCCTGGCCGATACCGTATTTCCTAGTTCGACATAAAGTTTTATCACACATACTACACATAGGTTCATCTTTACATTTATAACCCCATTCTTTTTTATCGTGTTGATTTACTATGATCTGTACTTCTGAATCAGACAATGGTTGTTCCATTGCTGTTGCATTAAACATAATTATTTTTGATTTCCAATTACTAGGCCATTTAGATTTTGCATAAGTTCCATAATGAAACAAAGCATTATTTCTACCACCTTCTCCTATTTTATTTAATGCAAGAGTTTCTATACAAGGAGGAGCATCGTTATATTCTGATTTAGGTCTTTCTACATTTATAGTGTCAACATCTTTTTGTTTTTTATTTTCATACAATAAATAAAAATCATCTATATTAACAGCATCACCCTTATCATTAAAGGCATATCTTGTAGAATTATTACCATTAAAATATGGTAAGTTTAAAAAATTTCCTGTATCATCTTGCGATTTTAATTCTGTTTGTTTTGGAAAAACTTCTGATCCACCATAACCCAATACAGCTTTTATTTGAGTTAATTTATCTTGCATTGATTTTGCACTTACAGGTTCTTCTGTAAATAAAAATACATGTGCACCACCTGATTTAGATCTGAATACTATTAGTGGTAGTTTTAAAGAATTTATTTTATCTATTAATTGTTTGTGATCAAAACCTGCGTACGAATCAATATCTATACAACCCCATTTACAAGTATTGTTATCATCAATAGGTATTACACCTAAACTTTCTATACCTTCTAAATGTTGTTGCCAAAGTAAATCAGTGACTGGTTCTCTTTTAACAAATGATTTACCTTTTACTTTTGTGCCATTACCATTTGATTCACCAACTTTAGTGACACCATGAGCACGTTCTAATCCTGAGAATATATGTTTAAATTTTTCAATCATAATGCAAAGTGGGCGTTTCCACTCTCGCTTAGACGCCCACTACCTAGGATACGGTTAGTATGGTTGTTTCGAGTCTGCCTCGTTATTACCATGCTTCGCCTCAATCTCACCTTTACCTACTTGTTCTGCAAAACGTTTAGCCATATCGTAGATAGATTTATCTTCGACAGGACCAACTTTTTCTACATCCCAACCAAACCATGTACCTTTGTCGTTAGACATCTGTACGGTCTTTAGATTATAAATGTGACTATATGTTGGCGGAGTAAAAAGTCCATTTTTACCCTGCATTTTGATACCCATCATCATTGAGTTCCATTTTCTACTAACTTTAAGTTGAGTAGCTTTCATAGAAATCAAAGCTGTTGATGGACTATTACCAGTTACAAGTACAAAGTGATCGGCAGTATTTTCAAGATAGTTACCATTAGGTAGTCTATCTTTATAATCTTTGCCTCTAGTCGTTTGACTAATTATATCACTGTCTGCCTCATGAATTGCAACAGGTGCACCAGTGCTGGTACCTCTATCTTGCCATTCAATGTACTTTCTTTTGTAGTGACATGGGACAACAGTCAACATATCATACAGTTCATTGGTAACAGTATTTATTATTTTGCCGGGTTCTGCGCCCTCGACATATTTACCATCTCTTTTGTTTACCTCTGGAGATAGCTGTCCCAAAACTTTCAAGAAGGGTAACGCAAGATCTTCCTGCGCAATGTTTTGAGTACCTTTGTTAGCATCAGCTTCCATATCAAATGTTGCCAATACTCCTTCTGTTTTTGTTGCTACTTGGTTCATGTTTATTTGTTCCTTTTTATTGTAGTTTTATTTTCAGTATAAACACCGAAAATTTCCGTTGGCATATCTTTACCTGCCTCAATACGCTCACGGACTAGCGCTTTCAGAGTCATGGACTCAACCTTCATCTTACGTGTCGGTTCAAGTCCTTGACCCTTCGCAAGTTCGGCATAATCAGCCGCCTTGTTATCTTCGTTAGACCCAAAGGATACGGATATCTCGTTTTTGATTATATCCCCTAGTCCATTGTTACGAAGCCAGTTAAACGCCGTTTCTTTGTTGGCCTCTGTTATGTGTGCCTTGTACGACGTAGAAACTTTTAGATGAGAACCATCTGAAAGTTTTAATTCTGATAAACCCATTTCTGTCATCATAGTTGGTATGACGTCTCCAGAAATACGTTCTATATCTCTTTTAGTATTCTTAATATTATCTTCTTGAAGTTCTAATCTTTTATTTAGATCCTCTAATTTTTCTACTTGATCTGCAAGAGACTGAATACCATCAGTCTTTTTCATTGCATCTTGTTTGTCTGCTTCAAAATTAATTGTCATTTATTTCTCCTCTTTCATATAAGTTTATTTCTATTGGATAATACTTTCTTTCTTGTTTATCCCATTTAAGTATTTTGTATTTTCCATTTGTAATATCAGAAACTAAAGAACATGCTACACCTATTAATGCTGGATCACCTGTTAATAACAAATAATCATTTTCTTTAAAATGTTTTAACCCATGTCTTAATTTTCTTATAAGAGGTCCTGGAGAAAAAATCATTTGAGAAAACTCTGGTAATAAAAAATTTAAGTCACCATATTCAAGAGCACCTACAATATTTATTTTAGGGTTCCCTGCTTGGCTACCTGCAACTTCTTGGATTACGTATACTTTATTTTCTTTCATGCTTGACAATATAGTTAAATAATATTATATGTCAAGTCAGAAAGTAAAAAGTTATGAACTACAAATTTAAAATGAAACCTTACAAGCATCAATTGACTGCTTTAGAAAAGTCATGGAATAAAGAAACGTACGCATACTTCATGGAGATGGGTACAGGTAAAACAAAAGTATTAATCGATAACATGTCTATGTTATACGACAACGGTAAAATAGATGGTGCATTAATTATTGCACCTAAAGGTGTTGTTAAAACTTGGTACGATCAAGAACTACCAACACATTTACCAAACCATATTGAAAATGTGTCTGTATTGTGGCAATCCAATATAACCAAAAAACAAAACGAACAACTTAACTCCTTGTTGTTGTGTGGAACAGAGCTTCATATTTTTATAATGAATGTTGAAGCTCTGTCTACTAAGAAAGGTGTCGAATTTGCGTCAAAGTTTTTAAATTCACACAATGCTTTAATGGCTGTTGATGAATCAACAACTATTAAAACACCTTCAGCACAGAGAACAAAAAATATAATTAAACTTGGTCAACTTGCAAAGTATAGAAGAATATTAACAGGTTCTCCAGTAACTAAAAACCCTCTAGATTTGTATACACAATGTCTATATTTGGACCCATATTTACTAGATTTTCAATCTTATTATGCATTTAGAAATAGATATGCAGAAATGAAAACATTAAATGTAAGAGGAAGATCAATACAGGTTGTAAATAAATTTATTAATCTTGGAGAGCTATCTGATAAATTAAAAAATTTTTCATACAGAGTATTAAAAGAAGATTGTTTAGATTTACCAGAAAAAATATATATGAAACGACATATTAAACTCACACCAGATCAGTCTCGTATTTATGAACAAATGAAAAAGACAGCTCTTGCAACTCTAAATGGTAAAGTAACAAGCACAATGACTGTTCTTACTCAACTTATGAGACTACATCAAATAACTTGTGGTCATTTTACTGCTGATGATGGGACTATTCAAGAAGTAGAAAGTAATAGACTAAATGAACTAATGTCTATTCTTGAAGAAACAGAAGGTAAAGTTATTATATGGGCTAACTATCAATTAAGTGTAGGTGAGATTATACAAAAATTAATTAAAGTATATGGAGAAGATTCTTATGTTCATTACTATGGACTAACGCCACAAGAAGTAAGACAAGAAAATATACGTAAGTTTCAAAATGATCCTAAATGTAGATTTATTATAGGTACACCGCAGACAGGTGGTTATGGTATTACACTTACACAAGCTAACACTGTTATATATTATTCTAATGGTTACGATTTAGAAAAAAGATTACAGTCAGAAGACCGAGCGCACAGAATAGGACAAACAAAATCGGTAACATATGTCGATCTTATA